TAGTGCTGTTTAGGTATTCAACACCAATATTGACAGATTCTTCTTGATATGGTCGTAGTTGAAATGCCATTATCTAATTTACTTTAGCTTCATCAAAATTTGCCTCTTCCACATCATCAAACCCCATGTCTAGTTGCTCAAACTCTGGTGCTCTTTTTCCATCCATATATTGCTCGACTTCAGAAATCAAAGTAGCAATTCTTAGTTCTAACTCTTCAATGTATAGGTAGGTGCTTTGTAGTTTTATTTTTGGCGTGCTAAATGAAATATCTCCGTGTACAGTAGTTTTAGTTCCACTTATTACAATAGCTTTATTCTCTTCGACTCCTGTGATTTTCATAGCAGATACATAGTAATTCGCTAAATCTTCATGGGCTTCAAGTTCTTGAATAGCTGTTTGGTTATTTGACCATGAATTATAAGCACCGTCAATATGTGCAAGGAATACGTCCATTTCTGAAAATGCTTCTTTCAAATCATCATGAATTAAATGAGCACCTTTTCTATTTGGAATAACATCTCCAATGTTTCTACCCGTTAAAAGTTCATAACCATAATTACAATAGAGATCCTTAATGTTTGCGCTGATGATTTCTAAATCCTTTTCTTGTTCTACCAAGTCTTTTAATTTATTCGCATCAAGTGTGATTGTTTCTGACATAATTTTAAATTAATTTAATTGATTTTCCTACGTTGTTATTGTGTTTTACTCCTAGCTTTGAGACTTTGCCATTCAGTCTGAACTTTATTAAAACTTCATCTCCCTTTTTTAGTCCGTTTAGCAGCTCCTGGTACTTTCCAAAAAAATCAAAGAAGCCGACATTAGAACTACCTCCAGCAATGGTTACTACTTTCTTATCGTTACCATTGTTATTGACTGTTTCTATTTTTAGAATTTTGCCACTGAAGGTTAAAGGTTGAAACTCTTCTTTCATTTTTATAAATATTGTTTTGATGATTTTATTGATAATTGTCTTTCCATTTCATTGATTGAGGCCATGTCATTTGGCTCTGGTAGATAACAGCCTTGCTTTGCTGAAAAATCCCTAAACCGATCAATTGCTATAGTTAGTTCTTGTGTACTTAGATTAGCGGTACTTCTCCATCTTGATAGATTTACAATACCTTCTTTTTCGCCTTTGTAAAAAGTTTCTGAATTAACATGTTCTTTAAAAATTGATTGTTTTACTTCTGTAAGTTCATATCCGAACTCAATTCCAAACCAGTTTAATATCAGATGCAAGTATCTGTTTTGAGAAATTGAACGCTTTTGTGTCTTTACTTTTATATCAAAGGATTTACCTTTTTTGATTAAAAAATTTAAGCGTTCAATAGCTCTGTTTTTATCTAATGGTATGGATGAGTCGAAAAACATATTTAGGCTTCAATTTTTTCTAGTCCGAATATTTTAGTGTCCTTAATCAATGCTTTATTTGTGTCAAGGAACTCAATAAACCGTTCACAATGTTGTTGTAAAGCCAAAAAGTCTTTTTCTTTATCGTAGGTATATAATTCTGTATATATTTTTTTGAAGTCAGTAACTTTGTATTCAAAATCATTAATAAAAATCTGATTTTGAATCAAACAAAAAGGATATACTTTATGTTGCCAATTGTTACGATACTTGAATGCTTTGTATTGTTTGGTAGTTTTTAAATCAACTACTTTAAAAGGCATCAGTTGGTCCAAGTAACCATACAATAAAACATCTCCGTATTTTGTAGAAATAACTCCTTCAACACATTGCTGAGTAAGAGCTCCTTTTAATTGTTGTGAAATTTGTTGGCATAAATCAAGACAGAATAGAAATGTATGTTCCTTGTATTTTACTTGAATAGCTTTACCATCTTTGTATTTTCTTAAATTTACTTTTCCTTCTAATTGAACAACTTCTATATCCATTATTTCAGACTTTCTAAATTCAATCAAGCAATCAATCACTTCATTAAATGCAGTTCCTTTATCTGCAGGTTCACTTGAAAAAGGAACTCTATTGATTCTGTCAATAAGACTTTGGAATTGTTCCTTTTCAAAGTCTTCTTCTGATATTTTCGGGTTATCTCCAAAGCCATAGTATTGTTGGTAGATTTCAGAACTAGACAGGTAGTTCTGAAATGCATCTAATAAAGTAGCGTAGAATTTATAATTGACCTTCATAGTTATATTTTTTCAAATGAAATTCCGTTCTCGTTCATGAAATTGCCTAGTGCAATTATTTTATCTTTTGTAGCTGTTACCTTTAAGCTTCTAACAAGAAGTTCCTCTTCTTTGGGTTTTTCTATAGCTGGAGATGAAGATGGACCAGGAATAGGTGTTGCATCAAAAGGATTAGATTCAGTTTTTTTGAAAATAGTAACAGTTTCAGGTACCACTTCCTTTTCAGCTTCTAATTTTTCCTTTGCAGCATTTTCTTTTAAAGTTTTAGAATACTGAATTGTAGTATTGATATTGAGTGTGTCCAGATAAATTGATTTTAACAAATCAACATTATCATCGATTGCTTCTAGAGTGACAATGTCATCTTTGATTGTCGCAATTTTTTTATCAACTTCAGTATAAATATTTTTAATTTTGGATGTTTTATTTAGCCATTTATCTATAAATATTTTATCTAAAGTTACAAGTTCAAAGTTTTTAGAATCGAAATGAGTTTGGATTAATTCTCTTTTTTCTTTTTTATATTTCTCATCACTTTCTTTAACTACTGTATCAATTTTTGAGGTGCACTCTGAAATCAATTTTATGGTAGAATTAACTACTTCTTTGAACTCTCCAAATGGTTTCATGAATTCCTTTTCGAATTCGATACGTTTTGAATTAAGTGCTTTAGATGCTTTGTTAAGCTTCGCTTTATCCTTTTTAGCTAAATCAACATTTGATTCGTTGTAATTGGATATATCATAGTTTGGCAGTGCTGTTTCAACTAGAACCTTTATTTTCTCTGCATTAGTTGTAAGACTTCCTAAAGTCTTTTTACCAACAACTAATTTTAAGTCTTCTTCTTGTAACATGAATTTTTCTACCATTATAAAAGTGAATTTTGAGGTTGTACTTTGGTTTCGTTCTCATAAGCTTTAGTTTCTTTATTAAAAACTAACTTTAGTTCTTTTGCTCTCTCATTCAATTTCTTTCCGGCAGCTATCTTTGAATTTCCAATATGTTCAAATTCGTTAATTCTTCCCACAAAATCGTTAGCCGTTACATCATCAGTAACTAATAGAATTTGATGTTCTAACTCTTCAATTAGTTTGTTGTACTTTTCACCATCTGCACGTCTATCTTCCAATCTTGCATAGTAAGGTTTGATAACATGCTCTTCCATATAATTATTTGGAGCTGTTGGGTTTCCAGTTGCATCTAAAATTGTAGGGATTTTAATTACTGAAGGTAGATTACAAGTGTTTTTACCATCATTTCTACTTGTAGGATCAAATGTGATTGTTCTTTCTTTTCCATTTGCTTCCATGTAGCCAACCAAATCTAATTCAGTAACTAAACTATCATAGTTTGAACCTCCAAACATTGGAACAAATCTCGTATCATCTCCTTCTTGTGTTGTTTGTCTGTGAGCTACAAAAACAATGTGTTTGTTCATGATTGATATCTTTTTTACCAATGCAGAAAACGTTGCTTTTCTTTCGCCATAACCTTGTAAAGTAAGCATCCCATTTGCTCTTCCCATTTTAGGGTTTTTAGAAATTATATGGCTTCCCATATAATCTAAAAGTTTACCTCCAGTGTCAATAACAAAAGTTTCGTAAGTACTTAGATCCTCTTCCAATACATCAATAAAGTTTTGATAGCTTTCAATTTGAACAGTATCTACAGTTTGTAGATGGTTGTAATTTACACGGTGTACACCGTTGTCAAAATCGAATAATAAAGGTTTCGGAGATGATAAGGCAAAAGTAGATTTACCCATCCCTGCTTGTCCATAAATTAATGCTTTGATTTTTCCTTGAATGTTTAGCTCATTCGCTTTTTTAATTAGGCTCATAAAATTTGATTTTAGAATTGATATTTACTATTTTTGTAATGCTCAAAGGCATTAGCTTGTCTTTTAAAATTTGATTAAACCAATTGTTTCCGCAGTTGGTTTTTTTTATTTTGGTACTCCAAATCCTGCTAGAGTTTTCTTTTTGTTTTCATCTTCTTTGTAAATAGGGTAGTGGTAGCTATTCGTTTTTCTAGCATATTGATAAGCTTCTGTTTCAGTGTCAAAAACTTTTGTTCTACCTTCTTCTATAAATTTGGTAACATCAACTCCTTCTTTTGTTTGGTACATAGGTGATTTATTTTTGATTTAGTTTTTTTAATGCTTTATAACCAATCGCATAGACAACACATGTAATAATTGCAAGACCTATTAATGCAACTAGATATACTATTGTTGGGGTTTCTTGAATTTGTGTTTCCATAGATTGTGATATTAAAATTTAGATTCCGTTATTTCTACGCCACACGACTTAATTAGCTCATGACTTTGGTTAAACACTAATCCTCCTTTTTCAACCATATCATGTAACACTTCAACAAGCTGTAATAGCTTAGATGCGTTTTCTTTCGCTTTGATCTCTGTTTCGTCTGTGTGTATGAATGCCATTACTTTTTTGTTATATCTGATTTCTTAATTCTTGTGCCTTTTGATAATGCCTTTTGATACTTCATCATTCGTTTCTTTTCTGTGGAAAGTTTGGGAGCTTTTTGCTCCCGAACCCCCAGACCTTCGAAAATATCAAAGGCTTCATTTAAGCACCTCCGCAAGCACTCGTATTCTTTTCTTGGAATTGTAACTGTATCACCCATTTTGATTAGCTATGTAGTTTTGCATAAAACCAATAAGGTTTTCTTGAACTTTATATTTTTCAGGTATTTCAAATCGAGTAAACCATCCTATCCGTACAGAAGAGATCTTCATACCAAATTCTTCCGCAACTTTTTTATATAAATCTTGCTTGTCAATTACTTGGTCAAATAAAAATTTGATATTGTCTATTTTATCTTTTATTACCTCCATTATATTGTGATTTCTTTTCTAGTTCTTGATGTTTTCGTTCTTACTGGTTTTCTTAAATCAATATCCAAAGCGTTAAGCGAAATTGATAGTTGAATTATTAGAAGTAATGTTTTTACATATTGGCTAGGATCTCCGTGAGCCAAAACAAACTCTCTTGTTATTTCACAAGCATTTTTAAGTCCGTTTTTTATTCTTATACTTTTTAGATGAGCTACAACGGTATGGTATGATCGAAAAAGTTTACTTGCTATTTCTTTAGTCTCATACCCAGAAGCGAGTAACGCACCAACTGTAAATTCTGCTTTACTTAAATTCATTAGGCTACAATTTTTAAATTCCCTTTCAATAGTTGAATGTTCCATTTTTTCTCTGCTTCTAGAATAGCTTTTTTCAAAGCTGCTTTGTAACCTCGAACATCAGAATAGTGTTTGCAAACAGCGTTTTTTGAAATCCACATTTTAAAAACTTCATCATAAACATCTTTAAACACCATCACATATCTTTCTTTTAGAATCTTATCATACTTATCCTCAAATGCGATTTTGTATTGTTCTCCACTTTTAAGAGTTCCTTTTAAGTTTCTTGTAATTATTCGCATAGCTCTAAGTTTTTGTTTAAGATTTCATAAATTTTATCTAACTCGATATCTGAACACACAATTCCATCACCTTCATTATCCCAAACCTTTATATCAGTTGGTTCAAAATCCACCATTTCAAAATCTATCCAACCACTAGCTAAATCAACTTTGAACTCTGGAGATAATTCTTTATCCCAAATCAAAACCACCTGATTTAATTCAAGTAGTAATTTTTCCGATGTCGATTTTAACTTTTGCATATCCCTAATATTTGGTATTCTGTCTGTTTTGTTTTGTTGCCCCTTGC